CACGTAGCGCCTATTGTTTATGCGCAACCGCGTAACTTTAAATTGCCAAGCGCTGGCGAATATATCGCAGCGTCACTTCAAGGCGGCAGCGTACTTGCAGAAATGAACGCAAAAATTCAAGCGGCAGCGCCAGACATTACAGCCGACCCAAGTTTGCCAGGAATTTTACCCGAAATCATAACGGGCAGCGTCTACGACGGACTAAATCCAATTAGGCCTTTCGTGTCCGCAATCGGTACCCGCGCTATGCCACAATCAGGCGCAACATTTCGCCGCCCAAAAATTACTGTACGTCCAGTAGTTGACGAACAAACACCCGAACTAGACCAACTAAATCCGTCTACTGTCACCGTGTCAAACTCAAATGTTGACAAAAAAACTTTCGGTACGTTTGTCACAATGTCCGAACAGGCATTGGATTGGAGCGACCCCGCCAGTATCAACATCGTGTTAAACCAATTGGCTATCGCCTACGGACAAGCGACGAACACATACGCGGTAACAGAGTGCCAAGGCGCAATCGTTCAAACAACATCAGTAGCCGACACTTCGGACCCTGCCGATTGGATTGCCGCAATTTACGAAGGCGCCCGCCAAATTTCATTGAACACCAACTACCTACCTACGCACATGGTCGTAACACCTGGTACGTGGGCTTCGTTGGGTTCATTGGTTGACAGCACAGGCCGCCCAGTATTCCCACAGATTGGCGCTATGAACGCGCCAGGCCAGTTGTCGGCTGCTAATTGGAACGGCAACCCGCTTGGCCTTGTGTTGGTGGTTGACAAAGATACGCCAGGTTCATTCATGGGCCACGCTGCGGGCCCTGCCGCAGGCTTTGAATTTTACGAACAGCAAAAGGGCGCAATTTCTGTAGACGTACCTAGCACCTTGGGCCGCACTATTGCGTACCGTGGCTATGCTGCAACGTTTATGGCAGACGCCACCAAGTTCGTTAAGTTCGTCTAACCGAAAGGCGGCTTAACCGCCATGACGCAGGTATACCAAGTAGCGCATAAAACGCTACTAGACAACTACGCAGTTTTAGAAACGCTTACACCTAATGAAGTGTATGTAGGCGCGTCTATTATTGTTGCAGGCGTTGACGCAACTTTTAACGGCACCGTTACAGTTTTAGCGGTACCCGAATTTTTGTTTATCGGCGTAGACGACGAGGGCGATTTACTTTTTAACTACGAGGTAGCAGTACCGTTTCAAATTCTTTACGCAAAAACAGCCGACAACGTAACCCGCACAATAGCCACGGGAACCGTAACCCTAGGTACTGTGCCTTGTACGTGGATTACGGCAGGGCAAATAGAGGATTGGCTTGGTATTGGTACAGCGTCGGCTTTAGACACTACTTTTTTAACACAATGCGCGTCTGCTAGTAACGCTTTTTGTTTTCAACGCCGTTTAGAAAGCGGCTACATAGACGCGAAAGGCACAAGCCCTAGTGACGCTGTAACGCTTGGAACTATTGCCTACGGCGGGTTCTTGTATAGACAACGTGGCGCAGTAACAGACTTTGCCAGTTTTGACGGCCTACCCGCAGGCAACAGCGTTGGCTTGTCGCCAATGATTAAACAACTACTAGGCATACCCCGCCCCCAGGTTGCGTAATGCCCGTAGCGTTTACAGACCTGTTTAACGAGGCGCTAGACGACCTAGCAGCGTCGCTAACGACCATTACAGGCTTACAGGTAGTAACAGACCCCCGTAACCTTGTGCCGCCCTGCGCCTTTATAGACGCCCCTACGTTTACCGTGTATAGCAATAACGTTGTGGAAATGACGTTCCCCATACGCATAATTACGTTGGGCCCTGGCAACTTAGACGCGCAACGGTCACTACTTAACTTGGCTAGCAAAGTTGTTACCAAAAAGATTGGCGTAACCGACGGGCGCCCAACTATTGCGCTTATTGGCGGCAGCGAACTACCCGCCTACGATTTGACCATAACCCTACAAACCCAGGCAACCGCCTAGAATAGGTACAACATGAAATACGAAATAGTTAGCCCCCGTATCGGTTCGCCTGGCGACGAATACGAACCAAGCGAAGGCGTAAACATTGACGCGTTAATAGCAGGCGGTTTTATTATTCAATCCCCCACCAAGGCGCCTAAAGGTGCTAAAACTAAGACAGACACAAACGAGGAGTAAACCCAATGGCGACATCAACTTATATATCATCACCAAATTTGACTATTAACTCGGTCAGTTTGCAGGACCAATGCAACGGTTTGACTTTTACGCGCACTATTGAAGCGCTAGAAAGTACTGCGTTTGGTTCGGGTTCCCGCGTTTATACTGCGGGCCTAGAAAACTCTACGCTTAGTTGCGACTTGTATTTATCGTTTGCCGCTTCGGAAACTTACGCAACACTTAAATCACTTGTTGGCACTCAAACAACCGTTTCTTGGTCCGCAAGCGCAACAAGCCCAGGCACGGCGACCAACCCAACCATGACTTTGACAGGGGCCTATCTAGAAGCCTTGCCATACGAAATGGCCTTGGGCGCTTTAGGTTCCTTGAGTATTACTTTTACTGGTGGAGTGTATAGCGTTTTAGAAGTTTAATTAAACGCCTGCAAAGGCCCGACACAAAAGGCAGACAATGAAACTTACGCTAAAAGTAGAAACTACAGAAACGACTTACGAGGTTGTAACAAACCTTTTTGTTATTGTTATGTGGGAACGTAAATACAAACGCAAAGCGTCAGAAATGGCGCAAGGTATCGGCGTAGAAGATTTGGCTTTTATGGCTTACGAAGCGTCAAAACTAAATAAAATTGTTGTGCCTAGCGAATTTGATACGTTTATTAAAAACCTTGTCAACATTGACGTACTAAACACAGAGGCCCCAAACCCCACCTAAGGGGCACCCATGGGCGCCAACTTGCCGAAATGTTGGTAGCAATTTCGTGGTGGCCCCCGCAGGTACCTTTTGATATAGACGACTTGGCTACTGTTGTTGCTGTATTATCAGAAAACAACAAACGAAAGTAACCTTATGGCAGCCGTGGCAAATACTTTAGAAATTAAAGGTATTCAAGAAACCATGAAAGCGCTTAAAGCCATTGAACCCGAATACGCAAAACAGATACGTAAAGATATAAAAAACGCTGGCGGCCCTGTATTAACGGCGGCGCGTAGTTTAATACCTAGCAGCCCACCGTTGTCAGGCATGGCGCGCGGCAATTTAATTAGAGGACGCGCAGGCACCAAATGGAGTAGCGAAGGCGCTTCTAAAGGCTTTATTATTAAAACCAATAAGTCAGGACAAAAGGCCCGCAGCGTTATTTTTAAATCAGGTGAAACTATAGATTTTGCTGCCCGCCCTTACCAACTTTTAACACTTACCCAACGCGACGCCGCAGGCAGTATTTGGGACCATGCAGGCCGCCGCACTAAAGGCCGTTTTGTAACTAATTTACAAACGCAAGGCAGTTACGAACCGCGCGCCGCCGAACCTGGCGTAGAAGCCGCCCGCCCAAGCGTGGAAAAAGAAGTAGTAGCCATAGTTGATAAAGTAATGAAAACAACCAACACTAAATTAAAGGTACGCCGTGGCAATTAACGTACCAATTATTACGACGTTCGCCGATAAGGGCGTAAACGCAGCACAAAAAGCGTTTGGCGATTTAAGTAAATCTACGTTAATTGCGGGCGCCGCTATTGGTGCGGCTGTTACGGCTGTTGCCGCTTTTGGTTATTCCGCTATTCAAAAAGCATCAGATTTTAACGAAGCGATAAGTAAAAATACTGTTGTATTTGGTGCCATTTCTAAAGAAGTAGAAAACTTTGCGCAAACAGCAAACCGCGCTTTAGGCATTTCAGAAACGGCAGCCTTATCGGCGGCGGGCACGTTTGCCATATTTGGTAAATCCGCAGGCCTAGCAGGTAAAGACCTATCCGATTTCAGCATTGAACTAGTAACCCTGGCAGCCGATTTGGCGTCGTTTAGCAATACAAAAGTAGACGACGCTATAAACGCGTTGGGTAGCGCGCTACGTGGCGAAGCCGAACCGTTACGCAAATACGGCGTATTACTTGACGACGCAACCCTAAAAGCCGCAGCAACCGAACTAGGCATATATTCAGGTAGCAAAGCGTTAACAGCACAACAAAAGGTACTTGCGGCACAAAAAGTTATTTTTGAACAAACAGCCGACGCGCAAGGCGATTTCGGACGTACGTCTACAGGTTTGGCAGCACAACAAAAAATACTTGGCGCAACCCTAGAAAATATCCAAACCAATTTAGGACAAGCGTTTATACCAATATTTTTAAAAGCCGTAAAGTTTTTTAACGATAAAGTAACGCCTGCGTTTGAACGTGTAGCCGAAGTAATCGGCGAAAAAGGCATTGTAAAAGGTATGCAGCAAGCCGTTTACGAAATGGGTTCGTTTGGGCCCAAAGTAGTTGCTGTAATGAAAACTATTGCGGTTGCTGCACTTGTTACCGCTAATGCTGTTGGTTACATTGGGCAAGCCGCCAATATGGCGTGGCAAGAAATGAAACAACTGTTTAGCGTTAAAGGTTTGGTATTAAATTTGTTAGGCCCATTGGGCCAGGTTGTAAAAGTAGTTGACCAAATTAGGGGCCAATCAGGCGGCGGCGGTTTTAAACAACTTTTTGATATTGAAGGTTTAAAGGCAGATTTTGACAAGTTTTCGGCGGGCATTAAAAACATGGGTAGCGCGTCGGATTACAGCAGTTTTGCCGCTAAACAACTTGCGGAAAATGCCCAGGCCGCAGCCGACGCAGCCGACGAATTAAGCGGTACGGGAACTGGTAAAGGTGCTACAGGCGCAGCAAAAAAACTTAAAGAAATGCAACAAGCCGCTAAAGACGCTGCCGAAACTTTGGCTAAAGAAACTGCCGCAGCCGTTAAAGAAGCCCGCGACGTATTAGACAAAGATTTAGCAGACGCTTTAGATACAGCAAAAACTAATTTGAAAGACGCGCAAACAAGTTTTGACGATTTCGCTAAAAATACTTCTAGTTCAATGTTAGAAGCATTTAATTTTACGGACGCCATGCTAGAAGGCGCCGAAACTGGCAAAGGTTTTGTATCAGGTTTGGTCACTATTGCCGACAGGGCCGTATTATTTACAGACAAAGTAAAGCAATTAGTAACGGCAGGTTTAAGCGAGGACGCCCTAGGCATGGTTTTAGCCGCAGGCCAAGAAGCAGGCACGTTTATTGCAGACGAACTTATTAACGGCGGCGTTACAGCAATTGAACAAACCAATGCACTTGTAAAAGCAACTAAAAACGCTGCCGATATGGTGGGCTTGTTTGCAGCAAAAAAATGGTATGGCGCTGGCGTATCCAACGCACAAGAATACTTAAAGGGCGTAGAAGACGCTTTTGCCGTGGCGCAAGCCCGTTTAGACCAAGCGGGGTCAGGCTTAACATTGGCAGACATTAAAGGCATAAGCGCTGGATTTTTTGACCAAGTAACAAATGGTTACACCGCCACCCCATACGAACAATTTATGAAAGACGGCGGCGGCCTTTCCATGGGCGAAAACGGCAACATTGTTTACAACATAAACGTAAGCGGCGTAATGACTAACGCCGAAACAGGCGAAGCAATTATCAACAATATTCGCGCTTACAATAGGGCGGCTGGACCTGCCAATATTGCGGTTGCTTAATGGCTACGTCAGTAATTGAAAGCGGCAACTACGAACTGTTTATAGATACGGGCTTTATGATTGACGCGTTCGTACTTGACGACCCCGTGCGCGGCGTATTAAACAATACTGAATACGTGTTAGACGGAACTACAGAGTTTGCACCAATGCTGGAATACTCAACAAACGTAAACGTAAAGCGTGGGCGTCGTGATATTGGCGACCAGTTTAGCGCTGGAACAATGTCGTTTAACCTTAACGACAGCCTGGCAGGCGGCACTTTAAACCCGTTGTACTCGTCTAGCCCGTACGTAGACCCCCAAGGCGTGTTTACCCTGGCACCTTTACGCCGCGTATCGTTTGGAAGATTTAACAGCGTCAACACGTTTATAACGTTGTTTGTTGGTCAAATAGTGTCATATGACTATAACTATGAACTTGGCGGTCAAAACACGGTAACGGTTTATTGTGCCGACGATTTCTATTTGTTAGCCCAAACAGCGTTAGCCGAATACAACGTAAGCGAGGAACTATCAAGCGCCCGTTTATCGGCTGTATTGGATTTGCCCGAAGTTGCCTATCCTGCTTTAACGCGTGACATTGAAACAGGAACCCAAACATTGGGCGGCGCAGCCGCTTACACAGTTGCCGAAGGTACCAACGTAAAAGCCTACATAGACCAAATACAGCAAGCCGAACAAGGCCGTATTTTTATGTCGCGTACAGGCGACATAACTAGCCAACCCAGGCTCGGTAACACCCTTTCGGGAAGCGTCGCAGACTTTCACGACGACGGTACAAATATACCGTATAACAGTTTAGGCATTATTTATAACGCTGACCTAATAGTTAACAGGGCAAGTATTCAACACTTAGGCGCCGCAAGCCCTGAAGTAGCCGACGACTTGGCAAGCCAGGCTAAGTACCTTATTCAAAACGTAAGCATTACTAACAGCCTTTTACATAACGACGCAAGCGCTTTAACCCTGGCAACTTACTTATTAGAGGGCGAACCAATAGCCACGTTTAACGCCGTACAAACCGACTATTTAATGCTTACAACACCACAACGCGAAGCATTAGCCCTAGTTGACATTGGCGACACAATAACAATTACCAACACAATTACAGGCGGCGAAGTAGCCCAAGAACTATCTGTAGAGGGCATAGAAATACAAGTAAACGTAAACAACGGGCATAGGGTTACGTTCTATACCGCTAACACGGTTATTGTTTACCAATTCATTTTAGACGACCCAATTTACGGTAAGTTGGGGATACAAGACCCGCAACCAGTTTTAGCGTAAAGTAGGACATATGCCAAACGAACAGACATCAGTACCGCTATTTACTAGTGGCGAGGTATTGACTGCCGCAAATATGAATATTAGTGCTGGTACTGGCGTACCTGTATTTACAAACACGACTACGCGCGATGCGGGCTTTGGTGGCGCAGGCGAAAAGGTTTTGGCCGAAGGGCAACTTTGTTACCTGTCTAGTACGAATGTTGTGCAGTATTACGACGGCGCGGCTTGGGCTACTGTCGGGCCGTCTACGGCTAGCGGTCTAGTTTTTCTTAGTGGTGGCACGGTCACTGCATCTGCATCAGCCAATTTTGACAGTGTGTTCAGTGCAACTTATGACAATTATCGTGTAATTATTTCTGACATTACAACTAGCGGTACTGGGGTAAGCGCATTTCTAAAAATGCGTGTTGGTGGTGTCACTAATTCCGCTGCTGCTTACACTTCACAAAATATGAGGGTTTTTGCTGGGCCTACTACTAGCGCGGCCAGCGTAACTAACGACACAGGCGGTCTACAAGTTTGGTCTTGTGGTACAAGTCCAGCAAATAATTCTGGCGCCTGCATTATAGATTTTACGCAACCATTTTTAGCCAAACCAACAACAATTTTATCTATTTCCCATGTTTACTATGACAACACTAATTCATACTTTTTTGGAACAGGTGGCGGAACGCATATAGTTTCATCATCGTTTGACGGATTTAACATTAACCAAAATACAACGACATGTTCATATAAATACAAGATTTACGGATATTCAAACTCATGAACCAAGTAACAGACATCAACGGCATTACAGGTAAACAAGTTGTGCGCGACATGAACGCCGATGAATTAGCGCAACTAGAAATAGATATAGCCGCCGCAAAAATACGCGCTAAAGCCGAAGCCGACAAAGCCAAAGCCAAAGCCGCACTACTTATTAAATTAGGCATTACAGCCGATGAAGCCGCGCTACTACTTGGCTAGTGTCATGCTTGCATTTGCCCTGACCGCTTGCGAAACAACACGAACCAACGCACCCATAAAAGTAAAAAACAGCGCGCTAACACGTTGCAGCACTATCACCCAATGCGAAAGGGTATCTAATGGCTAGGGATAAATCAGAAATAGAAGTGTTACACGCGCGCATGATTGTATTTATCGGCTGCACTATTGCCGTAACTTTTGCGCTTACTGTCATAGGTTTTACTTACGGATTGCTATTTATTACGCAACCTTTAGAGCAAAGCCCCAATGACGCCGATTTTATTTCGTTGCTATCAACCCTTACCGTTTTTATGACTGGCACACTAAGCGGCCTTGTAGCAGCCAACGGCCTTAAACGCAAACCGACAGAACCAACTAGTGGCACCCCAACCCCCTAAACCTGTAGTGGTACCGCCAGTAAAAAAACTGGTATTACCTGCAACGTTAGGCCACGTCACGCCAGGCGAACTACCCGCCAACATGCTTGTAGAAATTAAACCGTTTGGTAAATTGCACCCGCGCGCCGCCAACGCATACAACGCGGTTCGGGCTGCCGCTTTTGCGGCTGGTATAAAACAATTTAAACCTATTTCGCAATTTGATACCTATAGGTCATTAGCGCAACAAACCGCAGGATTTTTACAGCGCTACACCTTGCAACCCATAGAAGGCGCGTCTACCCGAACATGGCAAGGCCGCAAATATTACCTACGTCCAGGCAACGCCCCACTAGCAGCGCCAGGCACAAGCCGCCACAACTTAGGTTTGGCTTGCGACTATGCCAATATGTCAGGCGAAACGTGGGCGTTTATGTGCGAACAAGGCCCGTTGTTTGGTTGGTCATTAGAAGTGATGCCGCAAGAACCTTGGCATTGGTTTTACTATCCTGGCGACAAAACCCCTGAACTTGTAAGCCTGTATCTACAAGGGTTACGCCCAGTATCACCACCTAGCGCCTAGGCGTCTACTACGGTTTTAGGACCGACGAAAAAAGGGGTATTGCATGAATTTCTTAATAGCCAAAATCTTTACGGCTGTCACTATAAGCATGGCGGGGTTTGCGTTCGCCTACGACGCTTACAACGCGCCTGGCGCCCTGCCTGTAACGCCCCCCGTTACGGTCAGTTTGGCGCCTGTAATTACAACTACGACTACAACGCTTTTACCGCTTACAGATTGCCAATATGCGTTACAACTAGCGCAGCAAGCGGGCTGGCCTTTAACCGAAATGGGTACAGTTGCACGCATTATTTACCGTGAAAGCGGCTGTAAAGCCAACGCGTTTAACGCCCAAGATACGGCAGGCGGGTCCTATGGGTATTACCAAATTAACGGCTTTTGGTGCCGACCAAACAAGTATTGGCCTACAGGTTGGCTACAAGCCAAGGGAATATTACAAACGTGTGACGATTTATTTGACCCTGTAATAAATACAAACTCTGCATTAGCCATATGGCATAATTCGGGGTACGGACCGTGGGCGTTGCCGAACCCATGAACGAACCACAAATACCCGACACAGGCCTAACAGAAAGTACCCGACAAATGTACACCGAAAAATACGCAGCAACCTTTAATAATTTAATAGACGAAATTTTTAGACCAAACCACGTACCCGCACCTAAGCCCGTAGACCACAGCATTTTATTAGACGAATTAGCAATATTGCGCGAAAAGTATTTGAACGGCACACCAAGCGACGAACACAAATTTGCAGCCGCAGTAATCACCGCCGCCATGGCTGTAATTATCGGTATATGAAATGCGAATTATGCGGACAAATACTAAAAGAAACGCCGCACAAAACTAACCCAACAAAAAAGTTATACAGCCACAAAGATTTAAAAGCCTGCACAAAACGCAAGCCATTAAAGGACCCGACACAATGAACGAAACCTACGAACGGCTTTACACCGAACAACAAATCGCAGCCGCTTTAGCAACCGCTAAAGAAAACTACGGCAGTTGGGGCAAACAGGACCACCCCGCAGGGACAAGGCACCAATTTAAGCCAGGACTACAAAAATACATAGACGGGGCTTTAGGCGAAATAGTGTTTGCGGACCACGTAGGACTTACCCCAAACGGACGCGACTATTATAACATTGGCGACGTAGGCATATTCCAAATTAAAGCAACACGTTGCTTGAACGACGAAATAAACCTAATAGTTCCCCGTAATCAAGCCGTCACCTACAAACAAAGCCCGTTTGTGCTAGTGCAACTGTTTGATTGCCACTACAAAATTAGGGGTTGGACCTGGGGGCATCAAATACCCGTTAAAAGCCATTGGTTACAACAAAACGGCGACACGTCAGGCGGCGCTTATTGGGTTACAACAAACGAACTACAACCAATGGACGATTTGCCAACCGTGTAACAACCTTATGCTATTGTAGATTTAAGTAAGTAAACCCGACAACAGAAAGAAGCCCGACAATGCTAGTAACAAAGAACACAAGAGCAAAAAAGAACGGTTCATGGATTGGCTGCCCGTATTGCCCCGCGTTGCACACCGTTTACCATTTTGCTTGGTCAGAATTAACCTGTACTTGTTGCGAAACAAGCGTACCTAAATTCCAATGGCATTTACACGAAACAAATTTTAAACCTGCAAAAGCGTTGGCAACCAATGGCATTTAATTTAGATAACTACGTAGACGTACCAACACGCCTAGCCGAAGCATTTAAACGTTGGCCCGATTTACGCATACAAGAAACCGATAACCAAGTAATCACAATGCCCGACGGCAGCACGTTTATACGTTGCACCGTTACCGTTTGGCGCGACAACGCCGACGCTCTACCTGTTATTGCTTCCGCAGCCGAACCATACCCAGGCAACACGCCTTACACAAAGCGCAGTGAATATATGGTAGGTATGACGTCTGCATTAGGCCGCGCACTCGGTTATATGGGTTGCGGCGTAAGTAAGGCTATTGCTAGCCGTAACGAAGTAGAGGCCCGTTTAGATAACCATGACGCCACAATTACGCCAATGCGTACCCCACAAGCGGGCAGTAATCATGCCAGTAGCAAACAACTTTATATGATTAAGGCATTGGCTAAAGGCAAGGATTTAGACGACTTGGCAACGTTGGAAGCAATACAACTGTTGTTAAAAGCCGACGACGTAATATTAGAAACTTTGACAATGGCGCAGGCTTCTAAGGTTATTGAAGCGTGGAAAGCATGAGCCGTTACAACAGCAACTACGGCAGCCACGACCAACTACAGGACTTACGCAAATTGAACATGGAACTACACCACGAACTAGACGCCATAAAACGTTTGCTTGATGAAACTACAAAAAGTTTGCAACAATCCCAGGACGAATTATATTTAGCGCTTGAAGCGCTGCGTAGGCAAATGCCATGACACGTACAGCATGGTTGGCAGTTGCGCTTATGGTGCTATGTGCCGTGCTATTGTCGCGCACCGATTGACAGAACTTACAATAGGCAAGTAGCAGTAGACCGTACGCCAGTCGCAGGGCGCGGGGTTAATCCATGGGAACATGGTTGTACCAACACGCGTTAGAACTGTTAGACGAAAGCGATAACGCCAAGTGTTGGGGCGGCCTGTAAACATAATCAGGCGTAATGCAAGGTAGTCGGATTGAGGCAGCCCGACGGGTAGAGCATTACACCATTAGGCTTTACTAACACAAACAAACAAACCAATAACAAACTAATAACAAAGGACTAGCCCGACATGGAACTACAACACCGCAACCCGTGGGCAAGCGCGACAGCGCGCGCCAGTTCGTTAAGGTCATAACGTGGCAGCACACAACGGCAACCCAACCTACTTAGCCAACCGCAAACGTCTATTGGCAGATAACCCAACGTGCCATTGGTGCGGACAACGCGAAGCAACAGCCGCCGACCATTTAGTAGAGCCAGGACGCGGCGGTTCACACGACCTAGAAAACCTTGTGCCAAGTTGTAAACCATGCAACAGCCGACGAGGACAAGCATACGGCGTACAAAAATTGCGCGAACAGTCCGCAAACCCAATACCAGTAAGCAAAACAGAAACGGTTTTTTTTAAAAATTTAAACAAGCC